CAATCCGTGTCGAAAGGTGGAGTCGCTACCCGAGAACAATCAGCGCACCAGGCATCTGTCTTTCGAAGAGGAAGATAGATTGTTTGCCAAGCTGACTGGCGAGCGCGACTATCTCAGAGCTCTAATCACGGTAGCAATCTACGCCGGACCACGTCGTGGAGAATTGCTAAAGCTTCGTTGGTCGAATGTGGACTTCGGGCTGAATCTCATTAACTTCACGGAGACGAAGACGAACAAGGATCGAGCTGTGCCAATGGAGCCGATTGTCCGAGAGGCTTTATTGGAGCTCAGCCAGCATAGCGGTCATGCGGAATATGTTTTTACGAATCCTGATACCGGAACGCGGTACACGGATATTAAGAAGTCGTTTTCCGCAGCGTGCCGGGAAGCAGGCATTACCAACTTCACGTTTCACGACTTGCGCCACACCTTCGGTACTCGCTTAGCGGATGCCGGCGTTGACGTTGTGAAGATTAAAGAGTTGATGGGTCACGCATCGATTGTGACGACGATGCGCTACATCCACGCGACTGATCAAGGGAAGCGTGGAGCGATCACCGTCCTGTCGGAGTATCGACAGAAACGACGTCACAAGTTTGTCACAGATGAAAAACGGCAGGCCGTTGAACCTGCCGTAAATCATTGCTAATAATGGTGAGCCGAGCAGGGCTCGAACCTGCGACCCGCTGATTAAGAGGAAACCAGTTTAGGTTAGCTTGCCTCTAGGGCAAGCAAAGGACTTACACGCTTTCTTGTTAACCAAAAATCCTGAATCAGCGAGTCAAATAACCGCGACATTTGATGCCGGAAACTTTACCACGGCTGCTTTCATTTATATAATTGGTCTAGTTCGTAAGCCCAGACTTTTAGGAGAAGCCCCCATGACTCCTGCTACGCTTCATTCTCTTTTTTGGCCCGTCCAATTTGCCTTTCTTATCAGCTTTGCCATTCTTGTCTTTAGCTTCCTAAAAGAGATTCGTACTTGGCCTGCACTACGCCAAATCGCTCTCTTTGTACTGTTGTTTAGTCAGATGTTCACAGTCTATCTGTTTGAACAGCTTGCCGGTAAGTGAGGTAGTTATGCCTAATGTCCCGACGCGCTCACTTGAAGATAGTGGATTGAGAGAATTACCCAAGACAGAACCATCGTCAACGCGTCTCATTGCTGTTGGCGTGATGGTTGGTTCCTTCGCACTATCCTTTTACTTGCTCTACCACATAACGAACGTTCCCGATTTTCTGCTGGCCGCGTTTTTCTTCGTCGTGGGGATTTACTCCTATTGGGCAGCAAAGGACGCTGACCTCACCGATGCAATTAATTCCGGTCACAGGGTCACAACGTTAATGAATGAAACGTTGGCCCACGCCCAGGTAATCGCCAGACGGAATCTTGAAGCCTTAACCGCAAGGAAGGCCCGCACCGAAGAGCTACGCTTACAAGTGGAAGAAGAGGAGCTTAGGTTACGGCACGACCTCATTCAGTTAGCGAGATTAGAGGGAATTACCGTTGAGTTGTTAATTGACCGAGCGGCCCAAATATGGCTTCGCAATTTAGACCTTCAATCCGAAGTGTTTAAGAAGAAACTGGTTTTAGATGCTGCCGACCACGTTGACTATTACAAAACCGTCCGAGCTTTAGAGAACGAGTACGAAGAACTCCTTGAGACTTTGGCCCAGGTCAGACGCGAGAAAAAAGGAGATAAGAAAATCAGGAGATTAAGACTTGCTAGCTTAGAGCGCCGCATGGCTCGCGTTGAAGGCGACTTGTTGAGAGTAGGGGTAGACATTGATGCCTGGAAAAGAGCCAGATTTCTTCCAACTTAGGACCGGCAAGAAGTTTGAAGAGATAGAACGCAAGGTTCCTACCTTTGAGAACATCCTTGAGCGTCGCGTCAAGGAAATCAAATCCCACTATCCAATTCGTCCCTTAGGCTTGAGTCAAGACGGTGAAGTCTACATCACCGAAGAAGAACGGGAATCCCATCTTCATATCTTAGGGACAACCGGAGAAGGCAAGTCCCGTTTTATCGAACATCTAATCCGTGGCGACATCGCACAGGGTAACGGTGTTTGCTTACTAGACCCCACGGATAGAGCTGATACCGCTTACAACATTCTTCGGTACTGTGCCTCAATCGGTTTTGAGAAGGTGTGTTTGATTGACCCTCACACTCTTAAAACGCATGGCCGTATTACTGCTATCCAGCCGTTTCATCGAGAGCCTAGTTATAAAACCGATAGCGTTTCAAATCTGATGGATACGGTTCGCATTCTTTTTCAAACTAAAGATGCTGCCGAAACGCCTCGCATTCAGAGATACCTTCCCGCGCTTCTCAACGTCTTGTGGAATGCGCGAATGACACTTCACGAAGCCGTTTACTTTAGTGAATTCAAACTCAGTAGACCTCGCCGGCAGGAGATACTTGAACACTCCCATCCGCTGGACCGTCATAAGCTGGCAATCGAAGAAGTCTTCGAGACATATCCTCGCTTTGATAACCAATTTGGTTCCACCGTTCGCAGGATGGAACCATTCTTTGACTCAACCCTGGACTTGATGTTTGGCGCTGATACCGGAGTGGATTTTGCCAAGATGATTTCTGAGGGTTGGGTAATTCTTGTGAACCTTGACGCCGAAGGCGGCATGGACCCGCTTCACACTCGATTACTCGGTACGGCCGTCATAAATGAATTGCTCTTTGCGATGTACCGGCTCCGCTCTCACGGATTCAAGCGGCCCTACTACTTGTACATTGACGAAGCTGGTCAGTACGTCAACGATAAGTTAATCAGAATTCTCGAATACAAGAGAAAATCCGGTTTCAGAGTGACGTTAGCCCACCAGGGCTTTTTCCAGTTTCCGGTTGAGAAAGCTAAAGCCGTAAAGCAGCTTTGTAAGATTAAGGTGATGTTCCACACGCCCGACCACGCCGATAGATTAGAAATGGTCAAAGCGTTAGGTTACGGCGGGGAAATCCCTCACGAAATGGCGAACTACGCTAATAAGAACATCCCCAAACAATATGCTGTCGTCGCTTTGAGTAAGCAAGACCCCGTTCGGATAAAAATTCCCGATGTCTCTGATGTGAATCTAAGCAAGGAAGCCGAACAGGCATTTATCGGCCACTGCTTACTAAGGGAATGGAATTACACGCCACGAGAAGTAAGGGAGCAGATGAAGAAACGATTCAATGACAAACCGTCAACCAATACTCGACCACCTAAAGAGAGAACCCCACCTAACCGCAAGGCAGCTAGCGGTTCTTCTAAGCGGCCAAAGACAGTATTTGACCTCGACTGACTTTCACTCGGGATATGTCGGCGTCACCCGCTTGCTTAACCGAATGGCTTACCCTAAATGTGGGCATAATCTTGACAAGAGACGCGGGGAATATCGAGAACGGTTTTGTAAAACGTGCAGCCTAGTAAAGAAGACCAAGATTCCGAGAGAAAATAACAGCCCCCTTTACTTCCACCTACCGCATATAAAAGGACTCAGGAACACCAACCACGAGCATCAGCGGGCTTGTGCCGACCTCTACGTTACTTATTCATTAACGGGAAATCTTCGGTTTTGGGAGCACGTCCCGCACGAGGAGTACCTTGAACTAGGATTGAAGCCCGACCGAGTTTCGCACATCGAAGGCAGGATTATCTTTTGGGAAGTGGACAAGGGAACCGAGACTTTGAATGTCATTAGAAAGAAGGTTGAACGATACATCGACCTCGCCCGATGTCACCCCGACAAAAGATTCTATGTTGTCTTCACAGCTACCCGAGGCAGGGCAAAAAGCATTCTTGTCGATGTCCTTCCAGATTTCAGACGCGGTAATCAGTTCCTAGTGGCCGAGCATAAAAGCGTCATAGAGCGTCCTTACGATGCGGTTTTTGTTAGCCCGTTAGACCCCGCAAAATGGCTTTCCATTACCGATTTAGAGTGTTAATACCGCGTGTAAAACCCACCGACTACCCTAAATAAACTTATCCCTTTTTATTCCTGCATTTACCTCTTGTAATTGCAGTCCTACTAACCGTGAAAAAGATAGAAAAGTGTGCTCATCAATTCGGCTCACATCCGTTCGCCAAAAGTGGAAGTGGAATAGGCGTGTGTCTTATTAACCGAGTGGATAAACGCGTATAGCTTGATGCTCAGTATTGCGTTCTACAAAAGGTGGTTAATGTTGTGTGAGTGCCATGAAGGACAATGACCGGCTCTATGCCGGTCTAACTTAGCTGCTTGCTATACTAAAGTTTCGCAGTAGGCACAGGAACGGTCAAAAGCAAGACATGCCTAAATGGAGCTGATTGAGAAGTCTCGGTTAGTTTGTCCTGGAATCAGGTTTGGGGAATCTGAGGAAGGCCCAAGAGTAATCCAAATGAAATTGTGGCCCCGTCTACTGATTGGAGTATGAAAAAGCCCTTGGCCTTAGATTGGCCGGGCTTTTCTTCTTGCTAACTTTAGGGTGATGAATATGTCATGATGAGGATATGAGGGGAGTTTCTTTTCAAAAAGTCATGTACCCTTCATAATTACCTCAATGGAGCTTTGGTCAGCTATCCTTCGGGGTAGGCCCGCCGCTAGCGGTTGCTTCAATAGCATTCCTTAACACTGTATCTACTTCGCATAGATAAGCCAGTTCTTTCACATCTTTGAATAAGGCTCTGCTTGGAATAAGGCCAGCTTTGACTTCCGTAGAGTAGAAGTCAGCATCACAGGCTAGTTGTAAGAGAGTGTGCATAGGTTTAAGCGTCTTTCTGTCCGCACTTTTCGCAGACGCCAAAGTAAAGGATTTCATCGCCTACTTGGTGATATTTGACTATCCAGGTGTGTTTGTGAGGTTTCATGATTTCTAGGTTAATAGTTCTTTCCAAAACTTTTCTGTATCACCGCCAGTTAAGACTAAATCGAAGTATTGATGGGCGTAGTATTGACTTGTAATGTACCGGGTGGCAAAAGGCGTATCCGTAAATTCTGTTGGCGGCCCCCACTCTTCATCGTCAGTAAAATCAACATTGCTATGGTGGCCGTAGTGATAATTGGGATAAGACAACCACACATATTTCTTCCACCCCAACGCCTTACCGAGTGCTTGCCAGAATAGAGGGTCTAGTGTCAAAGCATCGCCTTGAGCGGAATATCCGCGTTTGCGTTGTTCATAAGATAGTTCGAAGGGGGGATACCCACCTTTTTCTATGGCTAATTTAATTGCTTCATTCATGGGTTATGGTAACGATTAGTTGCTTTCATAGTTGCTTGTATTCGCACGAAGCGCAGAGCTGGTAGTAATACGTTTCGCCGTTAATTGTCTCGCTTTTGGTCCATAAGTTGTTTACGCCGCACTCAGGACAGACGGTAACAAGATGACCGATTTGGCCTAGGTTACGCCGGACTCTGTGTTGTTCTTCGCTAGGTTGTGTGGGCTCTGACAACGAGAGCATCAAGTGAACGTCTTGAAAGTTGCTCATAGCCATTTATCTCTTAATTGTTGTTTGATACTTCTCGCTACTGGGGCCATATTTATTCTACCTACCCACGTATTTTTATCAGGTATCTCGTCAATCATCTTCTCTATGATTTCAGTGGAGATGAAGTCTTCTAAAGATTTCATGTACTCAATAGAAAATTCTCCTTCTGTATTGGACGCTTTATTGATGTAGAGATGTAAATCACTAAACTTAAGCTCAAATTGTTCTTTCCAATTCATTTGTTTATGAGACAAGTTGTCCCATTGTAGTAAGCAGGACAAAAGTCATGGTTTACTAATTTCCATACTCCAATAAGCCCAAGACCGACCACGAGGGCTATTACTAAGGCCGTGCGCCAGCCTAACGTAATGTAATAACTATTCCGATGATAATGATTGAGAGGACGAGGGTATTTAACTCGATTGTCGTACATTGTTTTGAGAGTTAATGATTTCATGTTGCATTAAAAGCAACATAATAGCTTCATCAATACTGTCCAGCTTAAATTTATCTCTTGTCTTACGAAGCTTTTGATAGGTTTCTCGTTTCACACGAAACGATGTGTATTGCGGCATAAGGTGAGTGTTAATGATTGGACCAAGTCTCTGGCGAATAATCTCGCTTGGAGTATCAAGAGCCAGAATACCGCTGAGACTGGTTAACTAGGGATGATTCCTTAGTAACTTAAGTCTAGCATGTACACGCAAACCGTCAAGACCAGTTATCCCCAACATGGCCCATATCGTTCATTTCTCGCTTAACTAAGCCACCGAATCTTTTTAATATCTCGCTCATGTCTCGCAAAAAAGTACATTCTCACTATCAAGAGTATATCCAAGACATCATGAAGCGTTACGGCGTGGATAACCTACAGGCAATGCAGATTTATCGTAAGTTATATGAGAACCCTGATATAGAACTTGACCCAGTAGTAGCTAATAAATATGCCGCAATACATCGTTAAGAAACGCGTTCAAGCCAAGAGCATGGCCGAGGCTATCAAGCGCGAGAAACATGAGCCGGTAGAAGAAATTTGGCTAGACGACAAGCCTGGGGAAGCAAAGACTAATGCTATTGGATTTGAATTATGAGATTAGGCTTTGGAAAACAATATCGAGTTAAATGGATTGATGCCTTTGGCGATAGTCAATGGACGGATGAGGAAGCCTTAACGAAGCTGATAGACCAGTTTGAGAAGCCGGCAGACCAAACGCTTTACTTCATCAAACAAACCGACGAGTTTTACATCTTCACATCCGGCAAGCCAGAACAAGGCAAGCCATACATCGACATTCATGGCATACCTAAAGGCTGGATTCAATCACTCAAACCAATCAGGTAGTTCTTTGAAAATTGGGGTCAAGTCTAGTGAGGTAAAAATGGACCATCAAACGTCGGAAGTCACACATTTTGCGAACCTGCATTATAGTGAAATCCAAAGTTTAGAGTATCAATTGTTACTTTTAGGTGACTTGGCATTTGCCGATTCAAAGCAAAGAAAAGCATATAGACAGTTAGTACGTAGAACACTCTGGTTTAATTGGGCAGCTAACTTAGCGGATAGGACCGACCCTACTGTGCCAGTTGGCATGCCAGATTTAGAGCCAGTCGAATAATTAATCGTCTTGACCCCAGCTTTTAGATAACATATGTATCTTCTAATCCCACTTGAAGAACTAGAACCCAAGCCGTTAGGCTCTAACCTAATACCTGATTCATTCGACTTCATACAAGCTTTCACAGGAGTACCAATTACTTACCGTGATTGGACCACTCTTGGTCTAAAGCTGAGCACTTTCGATAATATCAAGCCGTAATTGCCTCTTGTTCGGCCTAGAGCCGAACTAACCTAAATTAATTCAGATTAATGCCTCGTAAAGGTGAACACAAGTATTCAGCAGAGCAACTAAGTAAATTAGCTGATGAATATATAAAGGACTGTACTACAGCAGGGAAGATACCCTTTCTTGTTGGTTTTGCTAATAAACTAGACGTTGAGCCAGCAACACTAAGTGATTGGTCTAAAGAGAACCGCTCATACGCCAAGGTCTTAAAAAGAATCAAGCGAATCTGTGAAGAACGCATCATTGATAAGGGTTTAACCGAGAATAAGCCGGTATTCCCTATCTTCTTACTGAAATCAGTCTTTGGCTACTCAGATATGCAGCGAATCGACATCACCACCAACGGCGAATCGGTAGGCGTAGTCATGCTGCCAGAGCGAAAGTCCTCATAGTTAAGAGAGCTGACACGTCGCACAATGTACGTTGCACGAACCCCACCCCCTACCCCTGCCTTCGATGGGACCCAAAGAGAAAGAGATTGATACTTACCCACCCATTTTTACTCTAAAAGACCTCTTCTAATTTTTTCTTAAAAGAGTTTTAGGATTCATTCAAAGCCCTCTATTTGCCTCACAGTGAAGAGATAACTACAAATCCGTCTCACAGTACCACTCAGCCTCCAAAGAAGCGTGGTAGACCCTTTGGCTCAACCAAAGCTAAGAAACAAAAAGTCCTTTGGGAACCCCAACCCAAACAGATTGAAGCTCTTTCCAGAACCGAATACGAAGTTTTATACGGTGGCGCCAGAGGAGGCGGGAAAACAGCAGCCGGAATAGGTTGGTTGCTTTACCCCTTTTATGACTTTAAAGCCGGCAAACTCACCAAAGAAGCTCTTTCCAAGTATCGTGCTCTCATTATTCGTCTTAACGCCAAAGACCTTTCCGACTGGATTGATAAAGCCAAAGCCCTTTACCAGCCATTAGGAGCTGAGTTTGTTGGTTCTCCCGTCGAAATCAGATGGCCTAGTGGTCCAATTTTTAGAACCGGCCACCTTAAAGACGAAAATGCCTACACCCAATACCAAGGTCACGAGTACCAGCGGATGCTTATTGAAGAGCTTACGCAGATAGCAACCGTTGACGATTACGAAAAACTCATCTCTTCCTGCCGTTCTACTGTCCCAGGCATAGATGCTCAAGTCTTTTGCACCACCAATCCGGGCAATGTCGGACATCAGTGGGTTAAAGACCGCTGGAAAATCGAAGACAAGTTTTCTTGGGGAAAGCCCCTCTTGGGCATGAGTGCCATTGTCGGCGACAAGCTAATCGAAAGATTCAGAATTTTTATACACGCTAAGGTTGAAGACAATCCAAAACTTCTTCAAGCCGACCCTGGCTACGTCGCACAACTAGAATCCATTGCCGACCCTAACTTAAAGAAAGCTTGGCGAGACGGTGATTGGGAAAACCCCATCATCCCAGGACAAATTTACAAAGACGAAATCGACAAAGCCGTGGGCGAGGGAAGAATAGGCGAAGTCGCTTATGACACTCGTTTCCCCGTTCACACCTATTGGGATATTGGCGTAGGGGATGCAATGGCTATCTGGTTCATGCAGTACACCGGCGGTGCGTGGAAAGCGATTGACTACTACCAGAACTCAGGAAAAGGTTTTTCTCACTACCGACAAATATTGGACCAGAAAGGTTATTTTTACGGCCAGCACTTCGGCCCCCACGACTTACGCAAGCGTCAGGTCACAGGAACTATCGAAGCTGAAACTATTGCTGATACCGCACAAAAACTTGGCATCCTTTTCTACATCCTGCCGAGGCTAGACGTTAACTTAGGAATCCTCACTGTTAAAGAAAAATTCGCTCAGGTTCATTTTGACAAAGAAAAATGCCGGTTAGGACTCGACGCCCTCATTAACTACCGTCGCGAATGGGACGACGATAAAAAGGCTTTCACCGACAAACCACTCCACGACTACACCTCGCACGCTGCCGATGCTTTCCGCTATTGGGCCATGGCCCCTGAACCAGCTTTACCTAACCAAATGAATCAAGATTTTCAACTTTATAACCAATCCTTTTCATGACCATCCAAGAGGAGGCTATTAATTTAATTAAAACTGAAATAGGCCAGTGGGATACCGCTACTGCTTTCGTAACAGAGAAAGTGGCCTTTCAGATGCGGAATCTAATCCGCCAACTCCGCAAAAATTATTGGGGAGTATTCGACACTCCTATTGACCCTGTTACTCAGAAGAAAAAGATTTGGGTTCCCTTAACTGAATCTTTGGTTGAATCTGTTGTTAAGAACATCGACCTCGACACTAAGGACATTTCGTTTCGCGCCAAGCGTCCCGAGGCTATCGGATTAACCGGGCTTGTGCGAAATGTCGTAAAAAACGAACTTGATTACATTCACTTTGGAGAAACCTTAGACGAACTTGAACGCACTCTCGCTATTGACGGTACGGCCGTTTGGAAAACCATCGAGTACTACGACGAAGCGCGAAAGAAGAAGTGCATCAAAATTGTTCCCGTAGACCTTCTTAATTTCTATATCGACTCTACCGCTCATTCCATTCAAGAAGCCGAATCAGTTATCGAAAGAGCTGTGATTTCTGAAGACGAAGTGAAGTCAATGAACGGTTGGATAAACACCCAAGACATCAAGGGTGTTGAAAATCTTTCCCGCGTAGATGGAGAAGTGGGCCAAGCCTATCAACAGACAGGCTCTACTCGATTAGTTGAAGTGTACGAACGTTGGGGCAAGATGCCTAAGCGCCTCATAACAGGCGAAGAAAAAGATGTTGGTTACATTGATGGTCACATCGTTGTTTCCAGCACTCAAGGTAATTGGGTCGTTCACTTAATCGAAGAAAACTTAAAAAAACAAAAGCCTTACGAAGAAGCCTGGTACACCCGCGTTCCCGGTCGTTGGTACGGTAAAGGTGTTGCTGAGAAAGTGCTGATGATGCAGCTCTATGTCAACACCATCGTCAACATCCGTATTAATCGTTCTTATGTCGCTCAGCTTGGCATTTTCAAAATCCGACAAGGTTCCGGCATCACTCCGCAATCCCTCTCCAAACTCGCGGCTAACGGTGCTATCACCGTCCAAAGCATGGAAGACATCCAACAGCTCGCCATGCAAGAAGCCTCAACTGCTTCTTACAAGGACGAAGAAAACGCTTTAACATGGTCCCGCCAAGTTACAAGTGCTTTTGAAGCTATCACTGGCGAATCTCTTCCTTCGTCTACTACCGCAACCATCGGCGCAATTCAAAACCGCAACGCTTCTTCTCAGTTTATTTTAATCAAAGAAGGCATTGGCATGTTTCTGGAACGTTGGGTACAACGTCATGCGCTTCCTGTAATTTTGAAAGCCCTAAAAAGAGAAACTGTTATTCGTTACTACCCTGAATCTCTCCAAGCTTACGATGAGCAAATCGTTAACCAGCAACTTTACACTCAGCTTGAGACGATTAATAAATCTGGTGGTTATGTTGACCCCGACCAAGTTCAACTCGAACAGCAACGCGCCATAGCTCAACTTCAAGCTAGTGGCGACCATCGTTTTGTAAAAGTCCTAGACCCGATAGAAATTCTTGATTATGACGTTGACGTTCAAATCACCAACGAAGACTTTGATAAAGGTGTGTTGATGCAGAATCTTATTTCCGCTCTACAAGCCGCGCCTGAATACAAGAAGCCTATTCTCGATGAGCTATTTGACTTAATGGGCATTGGGCCATTCACCGCTCCACAAGTCGCTCCGCAACTTACTGGTCCTCCGAGCGTGGGCCAACAAAACCCTCAGGAATTAACTACCCAGGCTAATACCGGCGAAGCCTTCGGTAAAGCACAGGCTTACTTGAATGGATAAAGAGACACTTGAAACCGAACTAGAAGGTCAGATGGTTTCTGAGTACGTTGAATCCGATGGTTGGCGTTACGTCCGAGACAGGTTGATGGAAAAAATCATGGACCTTCAATCAATCATGAACATAGACCCTGACCCGAACAATGTCATCATTGATTTAAAGGCCCGCAAAATGGCAGTAGACATTCTCGTAAAGCAGATTAGAGAAATTGAAGGTCGCGCCAGTCAACACGCCAACAACAACCAGCCTCCAATTACCGCAGAAGAAATTATCCTCCAACTTTAAGAGTTTCTTTGGTCCCCTTTTAGGGGGACTTGTAGAGATTCATAAATAAAGGTCGAAGTCTCACAATAAACAGAAAGATATATCAATGGAAGAAGATAACCTTACCACCGAATCCTTACCTGATGGGGCACAGAACGTTCCTTCACCAGGCGGTGACGTGGCGGAATCTGAAGTAGCGTCTTTAAAAGATGTCCTAAACACGGCACTCGGCAAAGATTTCCCTTCTGACGAAGCCGCATTAAAAGCTGTCAAAGATACGTTCAACTTTGTCGGCAAACGGACCGACCCCCAGGTGGTTGAAAAACCTGTGGTCCCTCAAGAAGTCATGTCTGAGATTTCATCTCTGAAAAAGACTGTTGAGGAAAGCCAGTTCTACGCTCAAAACCCGGATTACAACAATGACGATTTCAAAAGCATGGTCGCATTGTCCGGCAAAACTCCCGCTGACTTAGTTTCAGCCCCAGGTTTCAAAGAGCAGTACGACAAAATCAAAGCCTACAACGAAATTGAAAAGTCTAAATCTGTCCTACAAAGTAATCCTCGCTTGGGACAGGTAACAGATAAATTCACGCAAGCTAAGGAAAGTCTCCAAGCTGGCGACCAGAAAGCAGCCAATCAAGCTGCTGTCGGAGCCGTCTTAGAAGCCTACCCTGAACTGCGTAGCTAGTTCTTTCCCAAGCCATATACTTTATGGCCTCAGATGCAATTCTGCGTACTTACGGTGACGTATCCGCTCGTGAAGACGTAGTGATGAACGCAATCGAAATCCTAACCGCTAAAGAGACTCAAATCTTTAACATGTTGGGCAAGACGACTGCGATTAACACTATCCACTCTTACTTGGTTGATACGCTTGCCACCGCAGCTTCCCTCGCTGTCGAAGAAGCCGCCGATTACACCGCGACCGCTAACCAGACACCTACCCGCCTGACTAACATCGTGGAAATCGTAGCTAAGAACTTTAAAGTCTCCCGCACTCAACAGAATATTTCCCACTATCAAGGTGGCGACGAATTACAACGTCAGACCGAAAAAGCCTTGATGGATTGGGCCAACGCTGCTGAGTTTGACTTGGTTCGCGCTACTTTGGCTTCTGGCGTATCCGGTACAGCTCCGAAGTTGAACGGTATAATTGCCGCGATTTCCAAATCGACCAACTACACCTCGCACACTTCCGCTGTAACGTGGAATGCCACCATCTTGGACTCCTTGATGAAGAATAACTGGGACAACTCCAACGGAGATGTCGCCACTGACCTCTTCATGGGTTCCTTCTTGCGGAAAGCCACTGACACGTTCGCCCAAAAGACCAACGTTGTCGTCAACTCTCCTGGCATTTCTAGTATCGTACGCACCGTTTCCAGCTATCAAACCGCTTTTGGCACTCTAAACCTTCACACTCACCGTTACGTTCAACAGTCCGGTGACGCCAACGTAACTGTTGGCCGCGTGTTGGCTCTCCGTCCCGAAAAGTTAAAAATAGCTTTCCTTCAGAAACCATATATTGACACCGGTCTGGCTCGCAGCGGTGACTACGACAACCGTGCGGTTGTTGGTAAGTTCACCCTCGAAGTCCACAACCAGGACTCTAATTGGTACGCTGACGGATTTAGTCTCGTCCTACCTTAAGACTATTGCTCTTGTCCTTTCTGTTCTCTTTGGAGAGGACAAGACAAAGAGAAAGCAATACGTTGAAAGATAAAGAAAAACACCGCCAATTTGTAAAAGACTGGCAAAAACGAAATCCAGAAAAGGTCGCTAAATATCACAAAATAGCATACGCACGTAAGGCAGATTATTTAAGAAATAGAAGGCAAGCAATAAAGAGTGAAGTTCTTGACCATTATGGACGCCATTGTGCTTGCTGTGCGGAACCAGAAGAAAAATTCCTTAGCATAGACCACAAGAACAACGACGGATATAAAGAGCGAAAAGGACGTGGGGGGAGCAGCGACTTCATCCATCGTCAAATAATTAAAAATAACTTTCCCGACACTTATCAGATACTCTGTTACAACTGTAATCTTGGTAAGGCCCGCAACAAGGGTATCTGTCCCCACTCGTTGACCTTACCGTAACGATTGTTGTTCTCCTCTTTCTTCACATTGAAGAGGGGAACGCAATGTGAAAGCAATCAATGTCTGATTATTCAGAAATTCAAAAAAAGATAGAGAGTGTAGTGACCGCTTACAAGCAGTTTTACCCCGACGACTATTTGGCAGTCGTTAAAATTGTTCGTGAAAAACGAGAGAACCTTAAAAACAAGTTTGGAGCTATCAAGGAAGCTGACTTCATCGAACGACCGCTTACTGAATACCCTGAAACACTCTTCTTTCTTTTCAACAAAGTGTTGTCCGAGGAAGAGATGAAATATTTTTCCTCGCTTAAAGGGCACTCATGGTTTGCGACTAAATTCCCTGAGTTCAGGGTAACGCACAAAGTATGACCTCACCCAAAATAGCTCTTGCGTTAATCGTCAAAGGCTCTGACGACGAAGCTCATGTTTTAGCAAAATGTCTTGAATACACCGCGCCTCACGTAGATGGAATCTTCCTCACAATCACAAACGAGCCCGGAGAACCGACGAATGATAAGGTCCAACAGATTGCCCAACTTTACGGGGCGAATATTAGTCGTTTTGAGTGGGTAAACGACTTTAGTGCTGCTCGCAATTTTAACTTTTCTACTGTTCCCAAAGACTAC